AGTAGTTGTCAACGTAATAGGTCGCAAACTTCTTTGCCGCAGCATCCGCGGCGGCTGTGTATCCGTAGCCGAGCCCCACAGCAGGATCACCGGCGGTGAGCAGGTTCTCGAACGAGATGGCGCGTGTGCCATAGCTCGCGATGGATCCAGCATCCTCGACCCGCTGAGCATTGACATTCGCCTCGGGAATGTTCTGCGGCGTGGCAAGCGCGGAGTTGATCACCTTCTCGGAGTCGCGGTCGTAAGCGAGCTCGAAGATGAGCGCTCGAGTTGAGTCGGCAGTCACTGCAGCCATGTCCCCACAGCGCCAAGTGGAGATGTGGTACTGAGCATCTGCAGGATGAAAGCGCGCGAGCCGCCCGTGGAACGTCGCCCGCCCGTCCTTCTGCACGTAGAAGTTCGCGACACCCGGAAACTCAGCATCGGCGGCGTCCTGGATGGCAGTAAGCGCCGGCGTGCGAAACGAATAGAGACCAGCCTGTAGTGACACGTTCCCGGAGAAGATTTCGCGCAGTCCCGCAGGCCAGTTCGCCTGGTCGAGAATCTTGTTGATGCGCGTCCCGCAGGCATTGGAAGTGTCGTCGGGGTAGAAGCTGATGTCGGCATCGAGACCAGTTGGCGGGAAGTCACCCCACTCGGATGCGTGGCCCTGGCCTCCGTACATCTCCATCATCGCCAGCCGATCGAGACCGTCCACGAGGTCCACCGTGACCGTGGCGTATTGCTCATTCTGGTACAGGTCGTAGCTCAAGCGCTGGACGTGGCCGCGAAAGATCGTGTGATCGGTCCCGAGGACTGGGTTGCGGAGCGCGATCGCTGCAGGCGTCATCGGTTCGAAGGGATAGAGAGCAGCAGTCGGGTCGAGCTCGCCGGTTGTGTCGACCAGTGTGATCTGCGCCGTTCCGGGCGAGTTCGTGTCGAGTTCGTAGCTACGACCGCGGTCGATTGACCAACTGGAGACGATCATGTCGGACCCAGATCCTCGAGCAATTGCCAGAGAGGAGCGTCGTCGTTGATCGACGAGCCGAAAGCGATGTTCACTCCGGCACGGATCGGATTCGGCGTGAGTCCGCCCGTGCCACCGCCTGAGCCAGCGCCGCCGCCCGTGGCGGTGAAGGCGCGGCTAGGCAAACGCCCCGGATCGGTCGGCGGTCCTCCGGTGACTCCCAGGATGACGGTCGGTGCCGCCATCGCCTAGCTCGAGATCGCCTTCAGGATCCTGATGTGGTTCGTGAGCTGCGTAGTCGCCGTGCTGACGCTGAACTGTGCGGTGAGTGACAGCGCCTTCGAAGTCGTGGTATCGAGTGACGCGACGACTGCCGGAACGTTGGCTCCTGCCGAGCCCATCGAGTAGATGCCCTGCGGCAGCGAGTCGGCTGCGACGGGCACGTCGTTCAGGAACAGCCGCCCCTGGCAGAAGGCCGAGCCTGCCGAACCGATCGAGCGCCATACGAGATCGATGTCCACCGAGCCTGAGTAGCTCGTGCGTGCCGTCGAGGACAGCGTGATCGCTCCCGAGCTCGCGAGCACCGTTCCGGCCACACCGCCCCAGCGCACACGGATCGTCAGCGTTCCCGGCGTGGTGACGACGTTCGAGACGTCGAACCAGGAGCGGATGTTGAACGCGGCGCCCTGGTAAAGCCTCGAGTCGCCGGCGGCGAACGTGAAGTCCGGCGCCATGATCGTCTCTGACGTCGTGTTGAGAATCTGCGCGCCGTCGGCGATGTCGACCAGCAGCGGCGACGTATACGGGTTCGGCATCGCTCCTCCTTATCCGAAGTGTGGATGGGGATGACCGCGACCTCGTGTCCGCGGCGCTTTCTTCTTGGCTTCTCGGACGATGTGCTCGGTGAGCTTCTTCGGGTCATCGCTATGGACGACAACGTTGCCGTGAACATGAACGTCGCCACCTACATGCCCAAGACCGTGAGCCAATATGCCCGGTGCACCTGCGACCTTGTGAAGGATGTCCAGACCGGACGGACCTTTGTGCTTCTCCATCCAGCCTGTGGCCTTTACGATCTTGCCAATTGCTCCTGCCAGTCCGTTTAGATACCTCAAGATCGTCGGCCCGTTCCTATCCCACCATTCTTTGATCTTTGTGAATGCTTGCAAGAGAAAGTTGCCAATCAGAAAGCCAAGACGCCGGACACGGGCGACGAACTTGGGATCAGCGAACTTCTTGGCGAGAGACTGCGCCACCTGACTCACCACGGGCGCAAGACCTTGCCCGAACGCAATCTTGAGCGCTTCGATAGACGAATGCAGTTGCTCCATGTGGTGCTTAGACGTCTTGGCATAGGCTGCGAATGACTTGCTAGCTGATCCCGTGGAGTGAGCCATCCGCCTGAATATCTGCGCGACACGCCCGCCTACGGGGCCGACTAGTGCCAAAGACGCTCTTACTGCCCGCACATTCGGGAACAAATTCGACAATTCGATCGGCCCGAGATTCTTCAACTGACGTAGCGCGCCCAGCAGATTGCCACTGGTGAGCTTTTGCTGCAATTGGTCGAAGAGGTCCGGGAGTCCCATTTTCTCGGCCTTCTTCTGCATGGGGCTGCTGACCTTGAGGATCTGTGAGAAGAGCGCCTGGAGCTGGGTGGCAGCAGTTCTCGGATCAGTGCCCAACTGCGTCATCGCTGCAAGCGCAGCGCCAACCTGCTCAAACGGCACATGAAGCTTGGACGCGAAGGCGGCGACGTTACCGATCGTGCCGGCAAACTCGTCCGCTTCGCCCTTGCCCTCACGAACCGTTGCCACGAGGATGTCTGTCGCATGTGCCGCGGTCATGCCGGAAGAGGCATAGGCGTTCATCACCGAGGTCACCGCATCAGCGACAACCTGGGTCTCGCCCAGGCCCGCCTCGGCAGCTCGAGCGGACACTGCCAGCGTATTAAGCGCCTTCGAAGCGGGAACGCCGGACGAAGCGATGAAATACAGCGCCTCCGCAAGTTCCTGCGGCGTCTTGCCGATCGCGGGACCGAGCGCGATCAGTTGGTTCGACCACTTGGCGACCTGGTTGGCCGACTGTCCGGCCAACCCCTGGATCCTCGACATCGTCGCCTCAAACTCTGCTGAGGCTTTAAACGCCGACACGCCCCCGAAGAGCGCAGTCCCGACGAGTCCGCCTCCCGTTGCAAGAGCACCGATGCCACCGATCTTGAGCCCGGTGCGAAAGCCGCGACCGGTGAGCACCTTGCGCATGCGCTTGCCGAAGCTATCCACCGCGGAGCCGGACTTCTTCAGCGCACGCTCGAGCGAGCGTGAATCCCCGGCAATCTCGACGATGAGCTTGCGATTAGCCATCTATTTCTTGTTCGCTTCCTCGACGAAGTCCAGGCACGCCATGAGCTGCGCGGGCGTCATAGTCCCGAGATCCTGCGGTCGCAAGTTGAACCAGTGGCCTAGCCATGGTTGCCAGTAGCCGATGGCGTCGATGTCTCCTGGCTGAACTCCGAAGCGCCGTTCGAAAACTGCAAGGAAGATCCGGGATTCGCGGGCTCGCTTGCGAGCGAGCCTCGCTGCACGTCCGGGGGGCCGGCATCATCCTCTTCTTCCTCGCTCGTGAGGTCGATGTGGATGCGCCCAGCATCGGCTTCCCAAAGCCTCTCCGCTGCGGCGACGATGCCGGCGCGATTCAGTGCGACAAGCGCAAAGCACACGAGGAGATCGTTGTCGCCCGCCTGCAGCGCTTCCTCGAACTCTCCTGCGCGCACGCCTGACTCGCGCTTGATCAGACGCAGCTCGTCGTTCGTGAAGCGGCTCAGATCGAGTTCATAGCTACCGATCAGGCCGGGGATGTCCTCGATGATGATCTCAGCCACCACGCCCCCAATTCGTTGCGATGTCGTCGAGCATGTTGTCGAGCTCGCGCTCGATCTCACGCGTGTGTGCATCTAGTGCGGGTTGCATTGCGCGATCCATGAGCCTGTCTGCGAAGAGCGTGTTGGACCGCTCACGCGCAAGAGTTGCCGCGCGACCACGTCGACCGCGCTGTGTTGGCGCCACATAAACGACCTTCGTCGTTACACCCGTCCGCATCTCCGACCAGTTGGGACCGCTCGAAGTCGTGTGGATGTTGCGGATCTCGTGCAGGGCGCGGCTTGCAGCATCGGCCCGTACTGGCTCGGCGACCTTCTTCAGGGATGCTCGTAGGCGCTTGTCCAGATCGCCCTCGGCCACCGCGAACGCACGATGCATCTCGCGAAGACCGCGAACGCTGACTTCGCCAACATTTGGCATCAGCTATGGGTGATCTTGGAACCAGGCGCCGGAAGGAACGTGACCTTCGGCATCGAGATGTCTCCGACGGACGCATCGATCGGCGTGTAGTCGAAGAGCAGTGAGGACATTGTGTAGGACGGGTTCGTGCCCGAGACCGCCGCACTCGTCGGCTTCGCGACGATGGTGAACGGAGTCGACGAGCTCACGAGCGGGTTCAGCGTCGCGTCCACCTTGGCTGCGGCGTAGTCCTGTAGGAACGTGACTTCGATGCGGTCGTCACGCAGACCAACTGCGTGCGCCTTCGAAGTTGCGCCCATAGCGGTTGCGTCCAGGTCGTCAGCGCTCATAGTGATGGTGATCTCGCGAACGTGATCCGACAGATCCACCGAGTTCACGACGAGGGAGACGTCGTTTGACATGCCGATTGCCATTGCCTATTGCTCCTTTCGTCGTGTCATGTGCCCAGCCGGAAACAGCCGACCGTCACCGAGGTGACGCCGGAGTAGGTAATGGACGCGAGCCCCGTGCTCGCGCTCTGAAAGAGCCCCGCCGGGAACGGTCCGATGATCGCCTCGGCGCCATTCGCGACCACCACGGCTACATCAGCGATCGGAATGTTCGGAGCCGCTTCGCCCGGAGTCACGATGGTCGCCGTGATCGAGCCGCCGCCGCCGTTCTTGATGTGCACGTAGGTGCGGTCGGTCGGCGTGAAGGTGTCACCGCCGCCGGCCGCAGCCGAGTACGCCGGTGTGATTCCGAGAACGCTGATGGTCTGCGTCGCAAGCAGTGCCATCAGTGAGCCGCCTCGAACTCGTCGATCGCAGCCTTGAGCTCGGCCTTGGTCATGCTCGAGTTGGAGTTGATCCCCAGCTCGGCCGTGCGATCGAGCAAGTCCTGCTTCGAAGGCTCGGGCGGCGGCTCTTGCTTCTCGTCGCCGACTTCCTCGACGGCACCCGATGCGAGGAGCGCCGCTTCGTCGTAGCCCGCCTCTTCGGAGAAGTCGAACTCGAACTCCTCGCCGGTGCGATAGTCAAGCACCTTCGTGTCCTCCGCGACTACGCGGTACTTCTTCACTGCCATGCCGCGCCTATCGGATTTATGTGGAGTTGACGCGCACGAGCCAGTCGGCCGATAGAGCCTTTTGCTCCATCTCGGGCAGCTCGACGAGTCGATAGCCCGACACGCGCTCAACCCAGGTATCGCTGACGAGACCGCCGAGCGTGCGGTCCGACTCCACCGCGGTCTTGACCGACAGCGTTCCGGTTGGCGAGAGCATCCCGTCTATCCGCTGCTGTGCGCCGACGTCGAGGCCCATCGCCACGAATGCCTCGACGGTGAACGTAAGGATGTCGAGTCCGCGGTGCATCCCCCGGTCGTACTCCACGCCGGCCGGGAACACATGGATCACCGGCGGAAGCGGGCTCACGAGCATGTACGCGCTGATCTGCACGTTCGGGATCGTGGAGAGGTTGGTCGCGATCCCTTCGCGGATCTGCGTGACGGTCGTGGTGGGCATGACTCAGGCGACGAGCGCCATGCGAGAGAACGGCGCCACGAGCGAGGCAACGTCGGGATCGGCCATCATGATCCGCACGACTGAGCCATCGAGCCCGATGCCGGAGACGCCGAATGGCGCCTGTCGCGCTCGCTTGAGCAGCCTGTGAGTGAGGAGCGTCGTCGCCTCCTCGATCGCCGAAGGCACGCTCGGCCAACCGAAACGACCGATGAGTTCCACCGAGCGCGGCCACTGCGTCGGGAAGTAGAAGCTGCTCGAGGGATGCACGCAGAAGCGCGTGAACGGGCGATTCTTCGCCACCGCGTTCAGCGGTTCTTGCACGTAGTCGCTATTGAGCGTCCAGGTGTGCTCGAAGACGCCATCCCCGCTCGCGTCCGTCTTCAGCGAGGTCACGGTGACGATGTCGTCCACCTCAAGCGTCCAGGGATCGTCCGGCGAGTAGTAGAAGGTTTGATCCACGGTGTCCAGGTAGAAGCGCCGATCGCATGTCTCATCGATCGCGCGGCAGCTTGCCCGCAGCGCCATCTTCACATCCTCGTCCGAGAAGCTCGTCCCCGACAGCTCAATCGTCGATTTGAACTCCTCGACCTGCACGTACAGGCTCGGCGACGAAGGGACGTGCTCGAAGATGACGATCTCGAACTCGGGTGTGTCCTGCGTCTTCGATGAGGGGAGCGTGACCTCCCACCAGCCGAGGAAGTCGCCAGCCGTGTCAACATCGGCAGCGGCCCAGTCGTAGCGGACCGTTCCAGCGACAGCCGAGACCACAACCGCGGCGGCGTCGACCTTGAGCGTTGATGACCCGTCCGCGCGCATCTTGAACTTCACGGACGAGCCCGTTAGGTCAAAGGCGACGCCGTCCACCCGAATCGTGTCGGAAATCGAAGGCGAGCGGTTGTTCTTGAAGTGCGTGAACGGGATGACTAAACCTCCGGATCCGGAATGTCGGTAACGCCTATCGGCACCGGGCTGTCGAATGGGCCATGCGTCGGCGACGAGCTGGTGCGCCCGAGAGGTCCCGGATAGTCGTAGTCGCCTGCGCTCGGAACCGAACTTGTGCGTCCTGTCGGCGTCGGCTGGTCGAACGGCTCGATGAACACGACCTGCGATTGCGCCCGACCACCGAGCGAGCGCAGGATGCGGGCGAAGTGCCTGCGATGCCATGCGACCTGGCGCTTGCGGAAGCCGCGAACGAGGATGGGCTTGGTCGTCCTCTTGGTGAGTCCGGTCTCCTTCGCGCGGAGGAAGATCAGCCGATGGCGGCGAGGCTCCGAGAACGCGGCCTTGTGCATGGGGTGGAGGTACTGACGCCCGCGCGTGACCGTGATCGGAGCTCGCATGAGAAGCGCTTTGTGCCGACGCCGGCGTGCTGACCATTTCCGCGGGACTTGATGCAGGAAGACCGACTTGAGCGTCTTCTCTCGCCTGACACCGAGCACGCCGACGGGACGGGTGATGATCGGCTGATGATGGGCGAGGCTTGCTCGTGTGGAGCGCAAGCGCACGAGGGAGCGCGTGTAGACGTGCTTGAGGGTCTCTTGCGTGACGAAGGTCGCGGTGCCACCGCGCGAGCGAAAGATGAACGCGAACTTGCGTCGGCGGCGATCACGGGTGCGATCGACCGGATGCAGCACGATCCGTCCGACCGGCGTGGAGACGCGAAGGGGAGTCTTGAGGATCGAAGGCTGATGTCGCCGATGCTTGGCGAGTTGCTCCTGGCGTCCGACACTGCGAACGAAAATCGCCTTGATCGTCTTCTCACGACGCACGCCCGTCCACGGCGGTCGCAAGATGATCGCGGGATTCCTCGAGACCTCCCGGCGCTGCCGCACAAGACGGGCCACGCTCCGGACATAGACGTGCTTGATCGTCTCGGCGGTAGCGACGACCGTGACGACGAACGGCGCCTTGAACATGAACGGCTCGTGGCGCTTGCGCTTCGTCTTGAACACGGCGCGTTTCGTCACTGAGCGCGTAACGGCCAGCGGTACGCGCGTAACCAGCGGAGCCCGCAGGATTCGTGCGTTGTGGCGCTTCAGATGGCCCCTTGCGGCCACGGAGGACGCCCGGTGGACGAGGACGCCCTTGATCGTCTTCTCACGCCTTACGCCCAGAACAGCTGCCGGCCGCGTGACGATCGCGATCTGATGTCCGAGCCTGCGAATCCTGGAGCGCGCCTGACTATGGACGAGGCTATTGCCGCTTGGCCGCGCCGCAGCTCGCGCATAAAGGATCAGCGGACGGTGAACGCGCCCACTCTGTCGCGAAACTCGCTCAGCCTGCGAGTGGATGAGAACGGACGGCTTGAACGTCGCCGTAATGACGACTGGGGTCGCATCCGAGACGACAGCACGATCCGCCTGCCAGGGGATCGTTGGGAGAATCGGGACTCTTTGCACGCCCTACCTCCCGCGTGTATGCGCCGCTAGAGGATCAGGCGGCCGTGGCAGTAGACGTTCGTTCCGACAAACGAGGTACCACCATTGAACGAGATGCCGATGATGTTCGAGGTGGAGGAATCGAAGGTCGACGATGCGCCCGTGTTCGTCGAGACCTGCGCGCCTGACGTGAGACCTGTTGTCGCCAGGTTGTGAAACATGTGAAAGCCACCGGCGATCACGGCGGAGGCCCCGACCGCGCGGAACTGCACGGTGACGACAAAGATGCCAGTGTCGGCCGCCGCGGTCTGTGCCTGCCCGGTCAACGTAAGACGCGCGGTGTCAGCAGTGGTCCCGGCCGTCCCAAGTCGCACGGTCACGACCGGCCCTGCCGTACCTGCGGCCGTCTTCGTCATGTCGAAGTGCGCCTCATAGATCATCCCGGCCTGCCACACGCCGGCCGTGCCGATGTTCACATTCGTGCCTGTCATATACGTGTCGGCGGCGAAGCCACCACCGACCGCAGTGGTAGCACTGTTGACCCACTGACCGCCGCCACGGACCACCTTGCCGTTCTCATCGATCCATGCCAGGGACGCCGGGGAGAGCGTGTTGGAGTAAAAGAGTTCGCCCTTAGATGCAGCAGGCGTGGCCGGAGTCGCGATCTTGTTCAGGCGCAGGCGGCTCATCCGTTGCGCCTATCGGTTAGGGACGGATCTCGAGGAACGCGCCGGAAGCGTCAGATCCGGTGATGAAGTTAGACCCACCGAGATCCGTCTGTAGCGAGAGCAGGGCTCCACTAACGAGCTCCAGCACATATGGAGCCGAAAGCTCATACACGTCCTCGACGATGACCTGCCCGTCACCGCGGATCGACTCGTCATCGTCTGTGATATAGAGAACCGGCAGCGGCTCGGCGGTCCCGCTCGAGATGTCGTGGCCGGCGGGCATTCGCTAGACAGTCGTCACCCGAATGTAGATCGGAAGGCGCGGCGATGTGGCCGCAGCCGTACCGGTTCCCGACGTCGTCCAGCCACGCACCTTGTACGTATGCGAACCATTGGAAGGCGTTAGAAATCTTCGCAGGCATTGCGCTGTCTCTACAGCAGAACTGTTTGTTCCTCCCGCCACACCAAAACGCCCTAAATCGGTGCTCGCATCCCAAAGGTTGAGAATGACCGCCTGTCCAGCCGGTGCAAGAAGGTCGATGCAGAAGAACTCGACGTTTATGCGCGTGCCGCCATCCAGAATAATGGCAGCCGCTGAGACGATATCGGTGGGGGAAGCCTCAGAGGTCGATGTGATCGAGACGGACGTTGTCTGCTCGACATATGACAACTCCCGTATGGCAGCGGCACCGGAGATATCGTGCAACGGCATTAGTTCACCGACTCGAGCATCACGCCCATCGCAGTCATCGAGTCCGAAGCAGAACCGAGCGTAATGCCGATAAAAATGCCTGCCGCCGCGGTGACGTCTATCGTCACCGAAGCCGTGGAGCCGAAGTACATGTTCGTGCCCGAGGACAAGACTCCAGTCGCGAATCCGGCCCAGCCGTTCCCCACGCAGGTCGCATTCGCGCCCTCAGCTCGTCGGACGATGAAGTCGTACTCCAGCCGCCATGCCAGGTTCGATCCTGACGTCGCGAGCGCTCGCGCCTCGGACGCTCCGAGCGACGTACCGGACGTTGAAGTGCCGAAGCGCGGCGTGATCGTGATGTTCCCCGGCGAGGCGCCCGCAGTGGTGATGATTCCGAAGGACGTGAGGTGCCAGACCTGGCCCGAGCGGAGCTGATTGGCAGCGAAGCCAGAGAAGTTCGCGACCGGGAAAAGTGCCGTCTCAGTCGTGCCGACGATCGCCGTCTGGTTCGCGAGGCAGATCGAACCATCGACCATCTGCCGGAAAGGTCCGAATGCCATGTTACTCCTATCGCTGGGTGGGCGTTAGCCTTAGCAGCGTTCGAATCTCATCGTCGCGCGGGCATTGACCGCGGACGTTGGCGCCGTGCACCGGATCGCAAAGCCCTTGGAGACGTCGTTGTCCGGAGTGCCGAACGAGTCGAAGTCGAAGTCGTAGGTGCCGCCGTTCGGCGTCAGGCGGAAGAGCTTCCACTGGACGAGCACGGTCGGCTCAGACGTGCAGTTCGAGCCGGCGATGAAGCCCGCGACGATCGCACGCCCGTAGATTTGGATGATGTTCGAGTTCTCGTTCGTGTTGGCCGTTCCTGGCGTCGAGTTCGTCGCACCCGTGCTCGTGACCACCTCGACGAGCACCGGCTTGTCGGTGTTCGTGATGCCATCGAACGAGACCGTCATTCCGCGCAAGTCCATTCCGAACTGCGCCGGTGCGAGGACGAACAGAATGGTCTTGGCCGTCGTCGCGGTCAGCGCACAGTCGGCCGATGTGGAGACCGAGTAGCCGGCCTTAGCCATTGCTTGCTCCCTTCACGTCTGCGAGCTTCTTCGCGTCCTCGTGGGGACCGTCATAGATTCCCAGGAACGCACGGTTACCTTCGACAGCAGCCTGCGCTTGCGCGCCCTTCACGTTCTCGTGAACGGCCTGGAAGGTCTGCTCGCCCTCTTGCCAGCGCAGATATACGACTGCCATCGTCCGCGCCTATCGGATTAGGCAGCGACGAGTGCCCGTGACTCGCGCCAAGAGTCGTATTCGCTCGTTATAAGCACGAGTTCGCTGCTCTTGTCAGGCCAGAAGTCTTCGCAGGTCGCTTTCAGGGGCTCGCGATGTCGATCACCGCGCCGACGAGGCGCCTCGATCAATTCCCGACCGGGATAGAGATCCTCGGCCACCCGCCGCATGTGCTGTGCGAGGCCGGGATTCACCGTGTACCGGCCCGGAGCCATCTGCACCGCCGCGAGCGTCAGTTCTAGCGCTTGCTCCATCGAGATGAAGTAGCGCCAGCAGTCGGTGTACGGAATCGGATCCGTTTCGGGCAGGGACTCCCAAAGCCGGAAGACGTTGCCATCGGATTCGGGGATGTTGTAGTAGCGCACCACCGTTCCGCCGGCGTTCAGGACGAGCCGCTCAGCGATGAGCTTGGAGGCGCCGTAGGCGGTCTCTGGGTCACATGCCTTGCAGGTCGAGGCCAGGATCACCTTCGCACCGGCGGCCTCCAGGACGTTCTGAGTGCCTACGGCGTTTACTTCGAGGACGCGCAGCGGGTCGAGCTCGCCCTCAAAGGCGTGCTTGGCGCCCGCCAGGTGGAAGATGACATCTGGTGCCGTCTTCTTGATGACGCTTCGCACTTGATCTCGGTTCGTCACGTCCATCTCGTCGAGATCGACGGCCGTAACGTCTTCGCTGCGTTCATGCAGAAGCGCGACGAGCCTGCGGCCGACCGAACCGCGTGAGCCGGTGACGAGAATCACGCCGCCGGCTCGGACACGATCTCGCGCTCCATCTCTGCGATCTCCGCTTCGGTGATGCCGAAGAACGGGGAAAGCTGGCCGTTGCCGAAGTCGACGATCGAGCCCCACCGCTCGCCTGTCCACAGCGGATAAACCGTGTGAATCCCGATGTGACCCATCTTCTGATCCACGTCGCAGTAAATCTTGAAGCCCGCCTCGCGCACCTTGCGGCAGAAGAGGAGGTCTTCATTCTGGACGCCATGCGATGTGGTGAAGACCGGACGCTCGAGCGCGTCGAAGACGTGCTTGCGGATGAGCATTCCGGCCGAACCCGCCGCGTAGATTTCGTGCAGCCCGGTCTGCGGCAGCCGCGCGACGCGGTGGAACGGCAAGCCGGTCGCTTCGTCCACGCCTTCCTCGCTTTCGTATACGACCGGATCGAACGGCGCGTCCTTCTTCAGCACGAGCGGCACGACCACGTCTACGTCGTGAGCGAGCAGGTTGACGAGGATGTCCGGGGCGAATGTGTGGTCGTCGCCCAGGATCCAGAGCCAGTCGCCTTCCATGCCCTCCACGAGGCCGTTGTAGTTGCCCGTCACGTCCATGCCCTGACGGTTGAGGAACTTCGTGGTTGCGGGTCGGATCAGTGCCTTGTCCGCAAGCCAGAAGTCCGTGTAGCGAGCGAGCTGCTGCGTACACAGGCCAATCGTTCCCGCCGCAGTCGATGCCTCACCGGGCTCGATGCCGACCATCTTCAGCGCCGTCCGGGGATCGATCCCCGTGACGAGCGGAATGTCACTCATCGCCGCGCAGCACGCCAGGCTCGGCAGTCATCTCCTCGACTGATGGCCTCGCGCGCAACTTGTCGACCGGCGTGAACCAGGCGGGATTGGCGATCGTCACCAGCGGATGGTCGGACGAGACGAGCGTCTCCCCGGCCCGGAACGTGTATTCGGTCCCGTCGGGTGCTGTCCAGAAGCCGCTTTCGATGGCGATCAGCGTCTCCGCCTCTGGGTGTCTACGTGGTCTTCCCATGATCCCTCCTCAGCTGGGATGTAGGGAAGCGGCCCGCTGAGGGGGCCGCTTCCCATCCTGTGTCAACCTCGGCGAGCCTTGAGCTTCGCCTCGAGGTACTTCTCGTGCCAAGCGAGCTTCTCCGCGTCGCTTGCGTCGTCCTTGAGCTTCCCTGCCTCCTTCGCGGCCAGGCCGGAAGGGGTCGCCTTGCTTTCGTCCGCGGCCATCAGAGGAGGAACGTCCTGAAGGCGTTGGTAACGAGGACACCCGAGCCCGTTCGCCAGTAAGCGAAGTAGGCGCGGCCACCTCTCGGGAACGGACCGCCCGTCGAAAGCACGTGCGGGATGTATTCCACCGAGAGGCCGACACGATCGGCGATCAGGAACTGGTTGAAGTCACCCAGCACCGCGACCTTGGTTCCGGTCGTGAGCGTCGAGGTGATGCCAGATGATGCGTAGGCGTTCCAACCGAGGAGCGCATACCCAACACGCCCGTCGGTCGGGCCACCCAGGGAGCCGCCTCCGCCACGGCCGAGGCCGTACTGCAGATTCTGGATCCAGAGCTGTGCGCCGCCGGCGGTGTCGAACTGCCTGAACTTCTGCAGTGCGATCCGCGACGCCACCCAGCTTGCCCTCTGCAGGAAGCGGGGAGGTAGAGCCGCCTCGATCGCGTACACGTCCGAGGACGTGATCGACCCGCGAGTGGAAGCCGTGACGACTCCCGTCGCGCCCGTGATGATGCCCTGCGGCGATGAGCCCGTTGCGAACTGCGACGCCTCGAGCACATCCTTGGCATCGGCGATCGCCTTCGCCACCTCGTTCGCGAAGCCGGGATAGTCCATCCCGACCTCGATCGAGAACGGAACGAACGCCCGTGCCATCTCCGTCGAGACGCTCGGCTGCGCCAGCGTCATCGAGTCGTCGGAGACTTCCGAGAGCTCCGAGTCGAACGAGGCCGTGACGCCTGCGGACGAAACGCCCTGCCAGGTGTCGACGTTGACCTGCTCGATGCGGGAAATCTGCCGGAAGGGATTGATCGCTCCGTCCGAGGACAGGATGATCGTCGGGTCGAGCTGGAAGGGGACGCCGTAGCCGCCCGAGTTCGTGGTGAGCGACATGACGCGCTCTTCCTCGGATGACCACGCCTGACCCTTCATGTATTTCTGCCAGGCCCGCATATAAGTCGGGTTGCCCGTCAGCAGCAGACGCCGGGAGATCGTGCCCTGCGCGTCTTCCGCCTTCGAGAGGACCGATTCCACGTTCGTCTGCGCCGTCTCGCGGTCCATCGACGGGTACTGCGCCCGCTCGATCGCCCGCATCGCGTTGTCGCGCAACTGCTGCAAGCCGCCCTGCGGGTTGTCCATTCCCACGCGAATCGCCGCGAGGTCGTAGATGTCCGAATCGGACTTGCGGATGTTCACGTTGAAGTGTGCGCCGTCTTCGCGCCCACTCTCGCGCGCGCCGTTCTCTGCCACCTGTGCCTGCCGCTTACGCAGCTCGGCGACGGTGTCGTCCTGCTCCTTCTGCTCGTCGCGAAGGCGGTTCCACTCCTCTCGGCGATCCTCGGGCAGTGCTTCGCCCGCGTACTCGGCATCGATCTCCTCAAGCCGAGCCTGGATCTCGTTGAGCCGCGCTTCGCGCTCCTCGATCGTCAGAGACGCCAAGGCTTGTCCTCCTCCCTGATTGCGAGATGGTCGACACGAGTGCGGCGGCTCTGCTCGAAGTTCGCGGATGTCTCCAACTGAACCTCGGGCTCGAGTGCTACGGCTCTATTTCCTCCGAGCGCCTCAAGTTGGCGTCGCAGGTCTTGCTCGAGCCACCAGTCGGTGATCGAGCGTAGGCCGGCAGAGGCTCCCTCGTATGCGGGGAACGTGACCGGGCCAAACTCCATGACTTTCGCCTCAGTGATCGTGCGCTCGCGCATTCCGGTCGGGTTGTACTCCGACTCCTCTGCGCGGTCGTTCCAGTCCTCTTTCATCGCCCGGAAGCGGAACGAGGCTCCGTAGACGCCTGCCTCGAGGCCGTCGAGGATGAGCTGCGGCACGCCGCGAAAGAGGCTCACCTCGTAGTAGGCGCCCTGCGGCTCCGAGCGCAATTCCTCGATCGACCCGAGAGGCTGCTCGCCGACGTTCGCATCTCTGCCGTGCTGGAAGAGCACACGCATGTTGCGGCGGTTCTCGGCGAAGGTCTTGTCGAAGGCACCGGGCGCGATCCGCTCGAGGAACTGACCCTCGAAGCGCGAGTTGATCTCCGTCCACTGATCGAAGACGGCGAAGTGACCGACGAGTGTCGGTGTCTCTGAGCCGTTGTCTCTGAGCTGGAAGAGTTCGTCGGTCGCGTCGAGCGAGCGGAACTCGGATTCGATCACGCTCATGTCGCTCCTATCGGAACACCGTTGCCATTGCCATTTGCGGGTGCTGCTTCCTGTGTGCCAGGCGGCTGAAGCTGCACCGAGAAGAGGCCGGTGTGGCGTCCCACGAGCCGCGAGTAGTCGCCAGAGTTGACCGCGTCGACGGCAGCGTCCGGCTCGAAGCCGGCGATGATCAGCGTGTTCACCGCCGTCGCGCGCTTCTGCAGGATCTCCGCGTTGTCCAGCACGTCGTCCTGTAGGAACGAGATGTTGCGGTCGTCGTACCAGAGCTCGGCGCCACCGGGAACGTTCACGATGTTTGCGATCGAGCCGCAGAAATCGCCCCAAAGGTCGCGCATCGTCCCGTCTGCGAACGCACGTCGCGCCTGCCCGTAGTTGGAGTAGGTCGCGGCGTCGAGACCGCCCTGGATCGAGGCGACGATGGGCGGAACGCCGGCCGCGGCAGCGATGCGAACCTCGCCTGCCGCCTGCACGATCTTGAAGTCGATTTGCTCCATGTTCGAGCCGATCGGCGTCGCCGTCGTGCCTTCGGCGGCGAAGAACGTCTTGTAGGCGTTCGAGACCGACTGGTGCTGGCGCTTGAAGCGATCGACGTGCATGTCGAACTGCTCCTGCGACTTCGCCTCCGGGAACGTCACCATCAGGTTGACCGTGGCGCCCTGCTCGAAGAACTTGAGCTTGTGCTCGCTCATGGCGTTGTCGGCCATGAACTCGCGGATGATCGGAGTCATCCAGGTCATCCCACGAAAGCGCGCCTGCGGGTCTGGGATCGGCGCGAAGTGGCAGACCTGCTCGGGGAGCAGGCTGATCGTGTCGTAGTGCGACTGGTAGCCGCCGGGGTGGTAGATGTAGCCGATGACCTCGGCGTCGAGCGCCAGGGACGGGTCATCCGCGTCCATGCGCGATCCGAGCACGATCGAAACCCAGTCCGGGCGCATCCGCCGAAGCCGGTTACCGTCTCGCGAGCAGTAGAAGTTTCCGGCGATGTCGACGTCCTGGATCGCGCGCTTCAGGAGGTCGCGTGTCGTGGCATTTGGCCATGGTGTCTCGAGAATCGCCAGGTCGGCGGTTCCGAAGAGATCACCAGGACGGCCGGCGCGAAGTTGGCGGTACTGGAAGCGCGCCTCGGCGAAGAGTCGCATCCGAGCCTGGTTGCAGGCGAAGACGATGCCGTTCGACTGGTATGCGCCCGTGTATCCGGCGTAACTCGAGTCCGGTACTTCCTGCTTCGAGCCGATCGTGGTCGACGTGGACGGCGAGTACGGGTACATGTTGCCGCCGAAGCCGAAGTACGACTGAGCCCAGGGATTCCAGGATCTCTCAGCGGGGGATTCTCCGAAGAAGAAGCGACGCAGAGCGTCGGCCTTAGCAGCCATCGCTGTCGCTTATCGGAACTCAGGCGAAGCTGAACATGGGCTCGGGCACTTCCTCGAACTCGACCATGAACGAATGGATCATGGCCGCGGCGGTCAGCGCGTCGATGACACGCCGCTCCTGACGGCCCGCCTTTGTGTTGCGCGAGGTGCTGGGACGGTCAAAGCGATTCTTGTCACCCTCGAGCCTGCGTGAAATCGCGTTCAGCGCGTGTCGACGAAAGACGGGGTGTCCAGTGTGCTGGATCCAACGCTTGCGAATGCCCTGCATGAAGAGCTCGTAATCGTTCGACTGCTCGGCGTTCTTCTGTGAGCGATCAATGACGGTGATATCGAACTCGTCGGCGAGCCACTGGGCGGTTTCCTGCGCCTTGGTGATGTCCATGACGACCACATCGATCGGCGTGCGCTCGTGAATCCGCTCCAGGGCCTCATGGACCTCGTCGGTCGAGAGAAGCGATCCGTTGCGTGGCGGCGTCAGGATCTCGGGGTTGTCGAAGATGCGCTCGGTCTGGGACTTCATCCAGAGTGGCACGATTGCGAAGCAATCCACCGACCAGGCAGCATCAATTCCCACGCCTACGTGCGCTCCATCCGGCACACGCTCGTCCGTCTGGCACGCATCCCAATCAGCCTCGGGGATGGCCGCATTCGACGAGCGCGTGGCGATGTTGCAGGTCAGACGCAGCCAGTCCTCGCCGAAGTCGAGGGTGTCCGAGGACAACTTCTCGTCCAGATACTCGATTGAGATGCCCGAGAAGGGGTTTGCCTGCTTCACGAGCTCGAGGTCGCGCGCCCGGTCAGCGTCCGGGATCATCCACTCGTGATAGATCAGGCTCTTACCCTCGGCGCGAAGGTGGCAGCCATTTCGCTCACGCTTGAGCGCGGCGCCGCGAATCGTCTCGCGCATCTCCTCGAACGGCGTACCGGGCTCGCCGGCGGTCGAGATCGTCCGAATGCGCCCGCCACGCTTTCCTAGCTTGCCCTTCCACAGCCTGTAGAGCTTGAGATCGTCATGTCGGTGGAGCTCGTCGACGAAGGCGTCGGTCGGAATGACGCCGTCACCCGTCTTCGTGTCAGCCGCGTAAACGCGAATGCCGCGTCCGCCGGTACGTAGGCACTTGATCCGCCGATAGCCCTCGAACACGCGAAAGCGCTGCTTGAGCAGGTCGCTTCCCTCGACGAAGATCGCGGCCTGACCGAACATGATCTCGGCCTGGTCGCGTGAAGCAGCACCGATCGGAATCCACGGCCGCGGTGTGTGATCGCCGCAATACAGCGCGACGCCGGCCATCAGCGTCGTCTTCGTGTTGCCCTCGGGAATGATGACCCAGACCTCGCGCGTCGGTGAGAGGATGTCGGCGAGCAGCATGCGGTGGAAATCCTCGAGCACCCAGTCGTCGCCGGTGTCTAGCTTGATCTCGCACTCGTCGATCCATGACTCAAAGTGCTCGACCGTGAAGGGCATCGCCTGCTTCGAAACTGCGATAGCCATCAGGAACTCGCCCTCTTGCGGACTTCCAGGATCTTCTCTTGCGGCGCGTGGCAGTGCCCGCATACCCAAAGTGGGGGACCAGCGGGGATCTTGGCGCTGCGTGGATCATCAGCTCGCGATGGCTTCATCTTCTGCACGTAGAGCATGTGCTGCGTTGAGCGGACGAACTCGGCCGTCTCAATGTCGAAGCCGCATCGCACACACGGCGGCGTCACCAGCGTTCCGTTTTCCGGCGCGGGTCCCTCGCGGATCGTTTTTTTCGCGGAAAGCTAGCGGGGTGAATTTCCGCGCGTGCCTGTCTTCGAGGCGATGGCACCCCCCTACCTGCCCTTACAGCGTCGCGAAACGCAAACGATTCGCCTCGCTCTCCCCCCACCGCCGCTAGAAGCGAAAGCTCGCGCATCACAACTCTCCCCC